AAGTTTTTTGAACTGTGCTCTTGATTTTTCAATAAAATTAATTACATCATCTTCAGTTTCACTCATCATGATCTTAAGTGCATCCTTAATCATTGAACGACAAGGTGCTGGAGTTGAAGACTTAACTGCTTCAATACCCATGATCTTAAGTTTGGGTTCAGTAAATCTAACACCTTCAATATCCCAAGCATTAAGAATATAGCGTTTTTTAGCAGTCCAAATACCACGCTCAGCAATCGTTTCACGCTTCATGAACATCTTTTGTTCATAAGCATTTACATACTCAGCCAGTTCTTGGTAAGAACTCTCAATATACTTTTCAAATTCCATTTGACAGATCTTGTCAAGGAACGAAACAACATCCTCAGTAGTTTTCTCTCTTCCTTTGTATACACGTTCAACCAAAGGACCCAGATTAAGATAAATGGAATCAGTATCTGAAGCAACCACATAATCAACATTATCAGTTTTAAGAATATTGTTTATATATGAGTTCATCTTCGCTTCGATCCAGCGTATACTGAACTGACCCCCGAGAGTAATTGCTTCAGCATTGTCCAACTTATAATAACGAAAATAGTTATTACCGATAGCACCATAGGCACTATTAAGTTGGATCTTTTTCGCCATCTGGATGTTGTTGCATCGTGCAATTTCCCGTTCAAGTACCTTAGTCTTCTTTTTTTCATACTCTTTTTTTGCCTCCAACATTTTCTTTTTGAAGATCACACGCTCATTATAAATTCTCTCCATCAATACTGGAAGGAACCCACGTTTCTTGGTTGTAAACTGTGCTCCGTTAGGACATACAGTTACATCCTCAAGAGAACTAAGATCAACTTCTTTCTTTAGAAGTTTATCAACATTTACACCAGGAAATTTTTCGTCAAGAAGTGTTTCTGGGGAAATGTTGTATTGCATAATCAAGTGAGGATATAGACTATTCAAGTCAAAACTTACAACCCAATCATACACTCCTGGAGTTGGTTCTTTTACATATGCACCAGCATACTTTTCATTTTTATTTTCATCTTTTTTCGGTGGAATGACAATATTTTTTTTCTTTAGTTCATTGTAGATAATCATATCCCACATGCGAACCTGATAAAAAACATCGTTAAAGTTTACCTTTGCATCAAATGCCATAGTAACTGCTAGTTCAACAAGTTTCATCTTCTCCTCAAGTGCGTCAACCAACCGCACGTCTTGGATGTTGTACTCTACAAACTTCTGCCAATTCTTCGTATAAAACTCTTTGAAAGTATCAAACTCAGAGTGATCTAGTTTCTTCTTACCAAGTTCTACTTCACCAATATAATCAAGACGATAACTTTCTTGTGCTTTGTAAGTAAACTTCTTGTAAAGATCTAAGTAATCAAGAACAGTGATGCCACCAATATCATAGACAACATGCGGGCGATGGTTAACATTAATCTCTTCGTTTGTAACAAGACCCCATGGAGACAATCTTTTGACTGCTTTTTCTCCAAGAATTTTACCGATACGCTTTGCTACGTAAGGAATATCGTAGAGTGTACAGTTCCATCCAGTAATTACTTCTGGAGTATTTGTTTGCCAATAATCTAAAAATCGATTGAGAAGATCGTACTCATCTTTACATTCGACATATAAAACTTCAGGATCATTATTGTTGAATGATCCCTGTCCAAATGTAATAATCCTTTTGTTAGAATAGTTTTGTAGAGTAATGCAAAGCATTTCCTCATCACAGTTAGCGACTGTTGGAAATCCTCGCTCTGATGCAACCTCAATATCAATCGTCACAAGTTTCATCTTCTTGAGATCAAACTCAATATGATCTTCAGGATATTTTTCTGAGATGTACTGATAAATGTAACGTGTGTTGCCGTAGATCTCAAATCCTTCTACATTGTCATGCGTCTTGATAAATTCACGACAATCCCTTACACTACCAGGTTGGATTGATTGTACATAATTGCCTTCTAAGGTTTTATATTTGGTTTTCTTTTTGCTAGGAACAAACAGAGTTGGTTCAAACTTTTCTCTAGCAATAAAACTTTTACCATCCTCAAATCCGCGAACGAGAAACTCGTTCCCTACCATTTGAACGTTTGTATAATACCTCATTCAGCAGTCAACGATTGATACTTATTCAAATAATCTTTGTTAGCATCCACAATAGTCAAAATACTATCGGAATGGATCATCATCTCAGTTTGACTTGTAAAGTCACTCATCCATGGAATTAATCCTGTTTCAGCAACTACAAATGGTTGAATAAGTTTACAATCTGGTTCACCAAGTTCAGATGGCACTTCTTCAATTCTACTAATAAGAATAATATTAGTTTTCAATAATAAAACCTTAATCATGGTAAAGACAACTTCTGGGTCTTCAATTCTACCACTGCCTTGCGTACCTTGTCAATGTACCCACTGTTACGCAATTCTTTAAATACAAGATTTTCAAATCCATATTCCCCATACTTATCAAGAGAAGAATTTCTTGCAGTATTCAATTTTTTTAAGACTGCACGAAGTCCAGTTTCATTATTACCTCGGATCAAAGTATCGATTTTATTTTTTATATTATTTGCTTTTTTCTCTAGTTCCATTTCATCAAGTTCACCCTCAAACTTTTGTGGTTTTTGAACCCATTTATTTTTTAAAATACTGTAAACTCCTTGACTTTTTCGTCTAACAACTCCTGGTTTTTCTAGATATGGTTCTACATCTGCACCATAAACTTTGACATCATGTGTCAGTGACCATAGAGTTTTCTTGTCTCTAAAGTAATCGTCCAACAATTCAGGATCACATTGTGGAAGATACTTTGGATCAACAACTAAATGAACGTCAATATCAGAATATGATGTATAGTTATATCCAGCGTTACCTCCTAGCATCAATACATCCTTGATTACCTTACTATCAAGTTCTACGTATTCTGCAAATGCATCAGCAAATCTAAGAAGGGCAGTTCTGATGTTTGCTTTCAGAACATTGCCCTCCCAGAATGTTGGATTAAGTTCCTCTCTAAATTTCAGCGTCAGATTTTCATTTAATTTTCTTAAATCTGACGCCGAAATATGCCTCCTTATACGACTATACAAAACACTTCATTCGTTTTGAAGTATTTAGAGGTAATCTTTTCTCCTTTGTTCTTCAGGAATGACTTTATTAAAGTCTATGTAAATAACCCCATCAATATGATTTACTCCAGTAATAACCAAATCGGTGGGCATTTGCCAAACACGATTAAATCGACGGAAAGCTAACCCGCGATGAATATATTCTGAAGTCTCAAAATCTTCTTTGTTACCCTCAATAAAAAGTTTACCTTGTTCAGTATAAACTTTTACTTCATTTCTTTTAAATCCCGCTACTGCCATCTCAAGACGATATCCTTCTTTAGTCTTGAGAATATTATGTGGGGGATAATTTGTATTTGAAATTGATTCTAAATACGTCCTTGTTTCAGGCACGCTAAGTGTAATTGAATGTGAACCAAACATAGTGACCTCTTTGAGCGTCTAGTGTTGAATGTCCCTTGCGGCGACATTACTAATTATATAGGATCCAATAAAAAAGCGGGTCGTAAAAACCCGCCTGTTCTATTCGGTTATCACTGTTCAGTTCTTTTTTTACCAATATTATATTTGGTTTCCAACATCCATTCACCCTTTTCTTTATACGCAATCACTTTAATTTGATTAAGTGGTGCAATATCAGAAATAGTATCTGGTTTAATAACTTCAATCAATCCCCAATCAGCTAGGAGTTGAATAATTCTATTTCTCCTCTGAACATCATTGATGCTGAGATTTGCTCTCTTACCATCTAATGCAAAGAGTTCTTTGAAGTGAACAATATAATACTTACCCTGCTTATGCAAAATATGGCAAGATTGATATAACTTCTTTTCTTTCCTTGATGCAACACCAATCCTGGTTAATGTCTCACGAACCTTGAGAAAATCGTCAGGTTCTGCAAGAACAACTTCAACCATCTTATCGGGAGACCAATGGTATTCGGGCTCGACGACAACACTCATTTTATTCCTCCAGTATCAAGTTTCTTTCTAATGAACGTTAGTTGATCTTCTGTTAGAAGAGAAAGAACTTGTTTGGCTTTTTCATTACTATAACCATAGTAAGATTTGACACATTCAAGGTTCTTCAATTCTTCTTTTTTGATCCACGGAGAAAATCTCCGTTTCGATCTCAAAGTATTTAGTAAAAAATCATACTGCAACTTCTTGTCTAGATGATGATTAATATTCATCTCATTAGAAAACATTACAGCATCAACATGCCCAGACAAACAACGATTAACAATATACGGCAGATACTTATTTTCAATCGTAGGATCTTCATCGATCAAATTGATCTTTGAGGTATTAATACTGTTTAACCAATCTTTAAGTTCAATCATCGATTTAAAATGCGATCTTTTAATTCTTCACTCCAGTTATCATAGTAACCAGTTTTTTTCAATTGTTTCCTTGCATCCTCAAGTTCTTTCCTATCTTGAACGATTAACATTGAAGTTCCTTGGTTAACAACCAAACCATCAAAAGTTTCTACAAGATCTGGATGCTCTTCCAGAAAAAGAAGATTTGGATATTTTTTATTATACTCTTTAGCGATGTCCTCAAGATCTTCTGCGGCAATGCTTCCAAAACGAAAGATCATTACCTCTTTTAAATTTTTAATATCTTCCTCTAATTGTTCAAAAGATACAAAATTTTTTACATCAACTTTATTTTCCATCCATGCTTTTTTTGCAAAGGGACATGGTGGTAAATTAGCAAACACTTTTTCAGGTTTGCTTAAAACATTTATTACCCAATCTTCAATATCATCATGCATTTTTTGCTGCTGCTTTTCTAAAAGATTGATTTTCAATAGGCATAACCCAACGAAGATTATCTACATTATTATTAGCAGGATTATCATCAATATGATCAACATATGCAGTTCTTCTAATCCATTCTTTTGCTGGTTCTGGAATTTCATGCCAACACTCTGCAACCATTTCTGGAGGATATTGATCAATAGGTCTCCAAGTTTCCATCACAGCACGATGAGCATCTACTGATATAGCTGGAGAATGGGATTTACCTCGTGCTCGATGATC